TTATTCCCATCTATACGCATCCATTTTTACTAAAATTTCTTTCATTGGTTCTTTCCACTGTTCACGTTCCGGCTGCAACTTCATCAAATGATATGCAATTGAAAGCGCGTCTCCACCTTCCGAAATTTCCTGCATCACCTTTTCATACGGCGACAAACTATGCATGAAGAAAAACTCAATTTCTGCAATCTCTTTTTTACTTCAGCAGCGCTTATTTTTCCAAACCGGTATAGCGCGTTTAAGTAAGACATTGCTCTCCAAGCCAGTTCTTCTTTTTCGGATAAACCGGACGGGTGATTTTCTACGCTTTTTTTCAAATCGTTAAACTTCAATGACATAACACCCTATTCAATATCTGCGATGCCTCTAATTTTGTAAGGTTAGATGCATCAAAACCTTTTAACATTCTGGATATGAGTTGTTTTTGTTTTTCTGTCGCTGAGTATGCCCCCCAACGACGAGCCAATTTCAAATCCCAAATATGCCGCTCGTCCGTATGATTTTCCTGTAAATGCAAATATAAATAGTCAATAGCTTTTTGCAGAGTCAAGCTTTTTCCATTGACTACTGTTCTTCCAAGTTTGTCTGCAGCAGGAATTTTGTACTTTTTCTTTTTTAACGAAACAACCAGATCGCCGTTTGGCATTTTGAAAAAATTGATATTATGTGTACGATAGTGTTGTTTTCTTGCCCAAATATCTACAATTTGCGTGTTCCGTATCCAATTTCTTGGTGTATCAGCATCTTTCGCAATCATATCAGGCAAATCAAATAAATCTTCTGCGATCTCATTCTCCCACGGCGTTTTATTGCCATCTGGGGGATCAATACCAAGTAGCGTGGGCGCGCAGCACAAATCGCGGGTGCTTGACACACCTACACAATCAATTAGTAATAATTCTTTTTTCTCCTGCGCGAGCCTTAACCCTCGGCCTACCATTTGCGTATATAAACTGTCTGATTGTGTGGGACGTGCCATAATAACCGTTTCTACGAGAGGTATATCTGTGCCTTCTGTGAACACCATGCAGTTTACAATACAAGGGATTTCACGCCGCGTGAATGCTTGGATGATTTTTGATCTATTTTTTGTTTCACCTGTTACGACAACTGCGCCCGAAATGCGTTTTGCAATTTCTTCACAACAATGTACGGATGAAGCAAAAATAAGAGTAGCGCCTTTAGCATATTTCTTATATGCTTGCGCTATTGCATCATGGCATTCAGATTTATCCATTGCTTTTGCAAGGTCTTTCGGCGCATAGTCTCCCATTCGTGTTGCTACATCAGACAAATCATATTGAATATTGACGCGCAAACATCTAATGGGAGACAACCATCCGTGTTCTATACCCCATCGCAGATCACGTTGAAATACAATATCTGAGTAAATATCATCCAGACGGATTTCGTCGCTGCGGTTCGGTGTTGCTGTAAATCCAACATGCAGACGCGGCCTAAAATAATCATAGATTGTACGATACGTTTTTGATGCCGCGTGATGGCATTCATCTGTAATGATTAAATCAAATTCATCTGGCGCAAATCGTTCCAATCGACGCACTAATGTCTGTACAGATGCAGAAACCACTTCTTCACGATTCGAGTAAAATCCTGCCCGCTCTATACCAAGTGAACAAGTATAGTATTTTCGAGGTTGCTCCACCAGTTCTTCCCGATGAGATAAAATGAGCGTGCGGCCATGTCTCGGTATTTGTGAAAATGTAGCTGTTTTACCAAGCCCCGTCGCCATTTGTACCATCACGCTTCCCGATTCGGGAAGCGCTTTGATACATTCCTTTTGGTAATCACGCAGTTCCATAGCGCATCAGGCGAACGGGTTTTTCCCATCGTTTGCATCCACAAAATCAGATGCATCTACATTAGGCGCATAAGTAACACTGGCAATTCCGCTTGGCTCCTGCCAAGGAGAAAGCGTTTCCTGATCTTTTTTCTTTAAGAAATAACTTACCTTTGCCGACGGTTCTCCGTTGTAGTTTTCATGCTTTACCTTGCACGCACCAATTTTTCCGTTCCAAGAAGCTGTATTCAAATTTCCTCGTTGAATGCCGAAAGAATCCCAAAACTCGACCAATTTTGAATTGGTTATCTGCGTATTATCCGGCATGAATACAATATAATGGAATAGGCGAGAGCTCATCCCGCTCACCTGCATGATCAGTTTGATCATATCGTTTCCGTTTTTACTTTTGCATTCTTCCGCGCTTTCAATTCGGACACGATGCTTACCGACCGGAACAAGTTCAAACGACAACTCTTCCACTTGACTTTCATCGAAATTCCAGTTAATCATTTTCTTCTCCTTTATTATTGATTATTTGACCTACCTGTAATTGTGCTATAACTATTTGTATGGATTGATCTTCAGAGAATCCCGCTTTAATCAACGCGCTATACAGTTGAAATATCCCGCTTGCTGCTTTCTCTAATTCCGATTTGTTCTTGGCTGCCGAAATAAGCATTTTCAATTCTTTTGAAATCTCAGCTTCCATTTCGCGCCTCCATCAAATATGTAGCCCGCTCGTCTGCTTGATGAAGCAAAAGCGCAAGCGGATATTTTTCAAACGCGCCGCTGGTGTTTGAGTCGTTATAGTCTCCCATGTGAAATCTAATAGCAAATGCTTCTTCGTTAGTCAGTCTCATAAATCTTTCGATCATAAAAACCGATTTTTCTCCATGTCCATACGGAAAATCATCTTTTACTGTGTAATATGGCTTTTGAATCCAAACGCCATTCTCTTTCACGTTACGCATTTCATGTACATAGTAGTTAACTTTGCACAGATCGTGCAAAAGAGAAACGATTGCGTGTGTCTCTGCATCTTCCCATTTAATCTGCTCATATACGTTCAAACTATGTTTGAGAAGCCCGCCTTCATGTGCTCCGTGATATTTTGTTGATGCAGGAGCTACGAAAAATCAGATTTTTCCAACCATGCAAGCAGCCTTTCCGCACCCTGTCGATGGATGTTTTCTTTGTAAATTTTAATGAATTTCTCTTTCATTTCTCTTCCTCCGTAACCGGCTGAAAAATATCTTCTGGAAAGCATGTTTTCCGGCATGCAATCTGGTCTTTTGCATACATCGTTGGTTTGCCCTCCGTGATATAGTACCACCCTGTGGAGCCGTCTTTCTTTTGCGCTGTGTTGATATATGCAACTACATTGACAAGGCCACATACATTATCCAGAATCTTAAGCGGCAGCTTAGGCGTAATCCGAATCGCCTGCTCCCCACTTGGGAGGACAATTGGCTGTTGTTCTGCCCATGCAGTCAGAATCACATCGCAATCGAGTTGTCCCGCTTTTCGAACAAGACGCTTAATACCCTCATAAACAACCTGATAAGCTTGGCGGTTGTCATTAAATTTGCCACTGTCTTTCAATTCCAGAATGCTCATGTCAAATAAATCTGAAATATTATCTACAATGATATTGTCGTATTTCCGATTTTCTACAGCCGTATCGAATTGATTATGAAAGCATTCTTGCGACTTCCCCGTTTTATCTCGGTCAAGCCAATGTTGCACAATTTTAATGTCCAGATTAGGACGCTCAAAATTCTTCAGCACAACGCTTGAGTTATCCGAGCAAAGAAGCAAATTCTTTCCCCTTGTTCGCGTTTTTACAAGTGTGCTGTTTACTGTTTTGCCGCCGCCGGACGGACAATATATTAACGCCGAGGCCATTACCATTCTCCTCTCATTGATTTAATTTCTTCTGTGCTAAGCCCCGCCAATTCGTAATCAATTGGCTCTGCAAGAACCTTTGTTGCCCTGCAATATGGACAAACACCGCAGCGAATAGGCTCAACTTTACCTGATTTCACAAGTTCCGCCCGTTCAATTTTCGGCTTAATACTCCACATCACTTCATTAAGCCTTTCATGCGGGATATGAAGTATCGCAATATCTGTTTCATCTTCTTTGGTTGCTACTGCCAAATAGAACGGGAGCCCATTTCCTTCTACCTCTCGGTATATCGCGCCTTGTATATCGTATCCCCAATGCTCTACAAATGACTTTCCCATGATCGGATGCATTTCCCTCATGATTTTAAGGTCTACGATCTTGCTCGATGGATGGTAGCTATCCATCTTAATTTTGAATGGAACGCCGTAAACTTCTCCCGTTTTAATAACCTGCTTTTCACCATTCATATATTCCATAAACAGGTTATCTCTTTGCACACGCTCAATTATGGATTCAGCTTGGACATAATCAGCCTTTAGTGTCCCATCCCGCTTGAAAATTTGTTGATGAGCCTGCTTGAAAATATCCAGCGTCCCTTCGAACCATGCATCTACATATGAGCCAACCAGTAATGCAGTTGTTTGCGGTCGAACATATTCTCCACGCAGTTCAGCCATTGCAGCAACTTCGCATTTCATAAACGATTTGAGTTGCGAAACGCTCATATATGTTTTATTGGCTTCTTGTGAGTAGTAATTTTGATTGGTGAGTTTCATTCTCTGACTACCTCTACCATGTTTGCACCCTGCACAATTAGCTCGGATGCAATTGTCCTAACTGATAAGCCCGTTTCTGCGCAAAGGCTATTGAGCATTTCCGCTGCTTTAGGCGTTATTCGAATGATTTCCGAAACCTTTTCTCGGGAATTATGGATTTTCAAAATAATTTTACCCATTCACTCGATACCTCCTTATGTACTCATGAACACAATCCTCGTGTACCATTTTCCCATCAAAGTCAAAATATATTTCTCCGGCAAAAATATCTTCTTTGCAGATGCAGCATCGGTCTACAATGGGTTGATGAATTTCCTCCGGTTCCAGCCGCCTTTCCAGGCAGCCGGTTAATGTATCTCTTGACATTTTCGTTCCTCGTGTTATTCTATAAGTGTGTTATTGTCTTTGCCGCTTTCCCAGTTGGCGCTGGGGAGCGGCTTTTTACTTTTCATTGAACAGTTCTTCAAACGGTATCCCTGTCAGCTCTACCAGCTGCCTACAAAGCAACAGGCGCGGTTCGTGCCGGCCGTATACATAGTTCTGCATTGTCGTTTCACTTACACCTGACATCTCAGCCAGCCGACTGATAGAAACGTGATTTGCCCGCATCCACACTTCAAGCGCGGGATAGATAATCTTGTATTTGCTACCGTACATTTCCCATCACCGTAATCTTTCGCGCAAGCGGCTGTAAGTATTTCGGGTCTGGCTTCTGGTTGTCCGCGATCGAGTGGAACGTCTCTGCATTTTCCTTTGTTTTGCGTCTCAGCTCACGCATTTTCTCGAAATTCACGCGCCCTTCCTCCTTTCGTTTATCTCGTGCTGCGCCTCTTGCTGGGCGTGCTTCTCCATCAGGTACCAGCCTGCCAGCCCGCAAATAACGCTGCAAACGCATAGCGCGCCGAGTAGCCCAACTGGGAAACTGTCTTGACCGCACGCCGCTATGAATGCACTGGCAAGGCACATGTATCCAAATGCTTTATGCATATCCATCATCCTTTTATTTTCCGAATACCTGATACGTTTTCTCTATCTAATGTTAGATAGGGATTACTGTTCAAAAGGTCTATCAAATAATCTAAATTAATGAATTGTCGTTGACCTGATGTGATAACAGGTATCTTTCCAGATTTCATAAGCTTTCTAATATGCGTTTCATGTATCCTTGTATCAGGATCGAGTTTTTTTAATTCTTCTGCCGCCTGTTTTGCGTTTCTAATTCTTGGAATCCTGATATCTTCCATTACTTGTCCCTCCTTTCAGCTTTGTAAGGTCTACATCGTCCTCCTGTATTCCAAGGTGCGCTGCAATCACTTGTTTGATCAGCGATGTATTGTTTCTCGATGTTTGTATTAGTTCCTGAACCGTCATGTTTTCTTTGTTAGGCATTAAAATTCCTCCATTCCTTGCCAGAGGTAGGAGGATATGGTATAATGTCCTCGATACCTCGTAGTCGCAATACGTGGTGTCACGCCCTGTCGGATGTTACCGCATCCGGCGGGGCATTTTTAATCTTTGGAAAACGCCTCTTCGTATGTAAGACCGGTACATTTAAGTATTCGGTCGATGGTTTTCTTTCGAGGTTCTGCTTTCCCTGTTAATATGCTGTAAAGTGTTGCATGGGAAATCCCAAATTCGTTAGAAAAGTCACGACATGTTAATCGTTCTTGAATGATGAATCTTCTTATATTTGGATAAATGCATGCATTTACAATCTTTTCGTTACTCCTTATTCTCTCAGTTCTCAACTCCTCGGAAATGTATTGCTTTGATACACCAAAACGATTTGCAATTTCCTGTATTGTGTTTCCTTCAAGGCGCATTCGGAATGCCTCTACTTTTTCGTCGATCGTCATTTCATTCTCCTGGCTATGCGACTATCATGATAATTCCAACGATTCTCGTTGTTTTACACTGTCCTATACTGATTCGGACGGGTTACGCGCCATTGTTTGATGTAAAAGCGCTTTCAGGCGGGGCATTTTTATGTTACATACAAGCTTTTAAAAAATAGTCCAGCGCCCAAAATTCGGGGTTAAATATCGCGTCGATTATGTTGCTTGCAATAGAATCTATTACAACCACCATCACAAAAGATATGGCAACAAGCAAAACACCTATCACAGAAAGCGCCGCACATGCTCCGGTCTCTTCATTATCTGCTAGTTTTGAAAAAACTGTAACTCGTTTAGCGCCGCCATATTGCTTAATCTCACACGATTTTTTCAAGAAGAATCGATGAACAAATACGGCGGTTAGAATAATGAAAGCCAGATATGCGATACAAAAGAATGCGCCTTTGATTGCATAAATCTTTGCTTGCGCTGTTAGAACTGAAAATATCTGATCTGCCGTAGTGCCAAGCTTGTCCGATAGCACATCAATAATCTGGCTTACATCACGGGCTGTCATTAATCCCATCCCTGCCTTTCCTTTTCATCCAGATAGTCCTGCGCCCGCTCGTCCGCTTCCGCTTCACTCTGCATCTGCCCGATCAGCCGTACGATCTCGCGCTTCCTGCGCGCTTCGCCTTTTTCGCTGTACTCGCCCGATGCGATCTGATGGCATAGGTCAATAATGCGGAATGCACTGTTTGATATTTTCTGTAAATTCATGGTTTGTTTTTCCTCCTGTTGTGTTTTCTTGCCTCCCCTGCTGTGATATACTGGAAGCGGAAGGGAGGTGAAAATATGTCAAAGCATGTCATTCATTTTTATGGCCCAATTTCAGCATTATCGTTGCAAGAGTTTCGCAATGTGACACTCCAAGCAATATGTCAAGGGCAAGCAAGTGAAATTTTAATCTTGTTGTCCAGTGAGGGTGGTGACCTTAATTCTGGATTTACAGCATATAATTTCATCCGTGAATTGCCTGTATCGACAACATGTATTAACATGGGTTCAGTCGAATCTATTGCAGTTATGCCTTTTCTTGCTGCTGAAACACGCCTTGCTATTCCTCGATCCCGTTTCCTGCTCCATAGCTTTCACTGGGGCTTTAACTCCGGTGCCGTAGACCATAGCCGTCTGTCAGAGCACAGTGAATCACTTACTTTCGACCGAGAGCGATATGTTTCTATCTTCAATGAGAGAACTCAAGCGCTCCAAACTGGTTTTGACATCGCCCAATGCCTCGATGGCGCGTTTGAAATCCTCGATCCGGACAAGGCAGCAAAGATTGGACTGTTGACCAGAGCCGCCGCTCCCGCGTCCCCTATCATCAATCAATCTGATGTCCATTGGTGGCCAAGAATGGTATAAGCTCATATCTTGACTAATTTTTTGTCCATCTATAGCAAGTTCAATTTCCCTTATGTCTCGTTTCTGCCGCTCTTGTACCGCTAATACAAGGGCGGCGATTTCTTTTGGGTCGCCTTTGATTGATATTTCCAATTTGTTCACCTCCACTACGATGCTGACTTGTCCTTCCATTGGAAGACATTACCAAGAAATATCTGGATTTAATTTGATTGCTTTCAAAATCAATTTTAAATCTTCACGGGACAAGTTCTTTTCCTCTACCAGGGAATGGAACTTGTCCATTTCTTCAGGTGTTCCAATAGGAATAAAGCGTCGGTAGATTGTTGTCTCCATCTTCCTCACCTCCTCACGACGCGGGTTTGTCATCGTTTTCCTTCCTGCTTTCATTCGCTGCGGCAATGCCTTCCGCAAATCCGATTAAGTATTCTCGCTTAGCTGGGGAAAGCATCTTTGCAGCTTCGGCAACCTTCTTGGCGATTTCCTTTTCCTCTTTGCCCATCTTTTCACCTCGCTTTCACATCTTGGTTGTATTATATCACCACCAAGTTGTCATGTCAAGATAATCTCACAACTTGGTTGTGATTTTACTTGACTTTTTTTCATCGCATGTTTTAATATATACAGAAGGGAGGTGCCTATATGAATACTATCAATGATAGAATTGCCTATATCGTTGAACAATCTGGGCTTTCCAAAACCGCGTTTGCAGACAAGATAAATGTATCGCAACAATATATCTCAAAATTAATTAGGTCTGGCAACCCAAGCAATAGCACTATTGCGGATATTTGTGATACATTTCATGTAAATAGAGAATGGCTCGAAACTGGGGAAGGCAAAATCTTTTATTCTGTCAGTCGTAGTGATGAAATTGCCACATTCATAGGCGGTGTTTTATCGTCTGATATAGATTTTCGTGGACGCTTAATTGCAGCATTGGCTAAACTAACGCCTGACCAATGGAAGTTACTTGAGCAAGTAGCAGAAAATCTGATGGAGGAAATGCAAAAAGAAAAGCCCGACCATTAAAGGTCGGGCATCCATTGAAGTTATTTGGATATTTGAAGCACGAAATTATAGATGTTTTGAATCTTCCGATCGTTAACGGTATCCAAAAGTTCAATGATTCTTTTGATTTGTCGCTCGCGTTCGGATTGATTCGCGTTTTGCATTGTGATTTCCCCTTTCAGATTTCTGATGTGATTTCACAACCAAACACGCTAATCTATGTAATTTACTGCTCTATGCTCATTTGGTTGCTTTCTGATGCGCCATTTTCAAGAACATTTGTTCGATGATGTTATTCTACTCCTGCAAGGAAATAATTTCAAGCGTTATTTCTCGACAAAACAAGATAAGTCCAATATTCAGGACTTTTGAATTATAAATAAAAAAAGCCTGTCCGATGCGTCATCGCCGTAACGGGTTTGACAAATCAACATAGAGCGGTTATAATAGACATAGAAAAAGGGCGCAACCGGTTGACGGTTATTCCCTAAATATTACGTCAGAATTTGACCGCAATCATTTGGGAGTGAGGGCGGTCATTTTCTTTTGCATATCTGAACAATCAGACCAGCAAATGCCACGAGCAACATAAGAAGCTGAAAAAGCTCCGAGTATGTAACCATAGCACCACCTCCCCTCTATGGGTTCGGTGGGAATAACCGCCAACCGCTGGCACGGCTGCGCCTTATCCACAGGATAACACAACAGCTTACAAAACACAAGAAAAATCCCGCCCCTGCGCTACCAACACAGGGACGGGATAAAGAGGGTAGAAACATTTGACCGATGCTCTACCCTCTTATTATACCTAAGATAGGAGGAAAATACAATGGCAACGATTCAAAAAACGCGGGGAAAGCTATAAGATATCTGTTTCTTGTGGCTATGATCTAAACGGCAAGCAGCTTCGCCGTACCATGACATGGACACCGCCCGAGGGTATGACCAAGCGCCAGACCGACAAAGAGCTTAACCGGCAGGCAACTTTGTTCGAGGAAAAATGCCGCACCGGTCAAGTGCTGGATGGTTCTATCAAGTTTGCTGACTTTGCCGAAAAGTGGTTCAAGGACTATGCGGAGAAGCAGCTTAGACCTACCACGGTCGCACGTTATCGGTTACTCATGCCTCGTATCAATGCCGCCATAGGACATATACGGCTCGACAAACTGCAACCTCATCATCTGATGGAGTTTTACGACAATCTAAGCGAGGCAGGCGTGCGAGAAGATGCGCGCTACCACAGCACGATTGACTTTAAATCCTTGCTCAAAAAACGGAACATTACCAAGCGCGATTTTGCCAAGCAGGCCGGTGTCTCCGTTTATGTTCTGGACAGTGTAACACGCGGCGACAATATCAGTGCAACCAGTGCAAACAAAATACTTGCTGCGCTGCAACTTCCGCTTGAAAAAGTGTTTTCACCCGCAGCCGGTAAAAATAGGCTCTCTGTCAGCACAGTGCTACATCACCACCGGCTCATTTCCTCCATGCTGAGCGCTGCGGTGAAATGGCAGGTTATTTTTTCTAATCCCTGCGGGCGTGTTGCACTTCCTAAAAACAAACGGCAGGAGGCCGCCTATCTGGATGAAGAACAAACTGCACGCCTGCTTACTGCACTCAACCAAGAAAGCACACAATATCAGGTCATTGTCAAACTGCTGCTCTATACCGGAATGCGGCGCGGTGAATTGTGCGGACTGGAATGGAAAGATATTGATTTCGAACGGGCGTTGATCTTCATTCGCCGTTCTTCTCTCTATTTGGCAGGCAAAGGTGTGTTTGAGGATGAAACAAAAAACGAAACATCCGAACGCTGTATGAAAGTTTCCGCTGACGTAATAACCATGCTGCGTAGTTGGCGCGCCGAGCAATCACGCGAACGCTTGCGGCTGGGCGATCAGTGGCAGGATACCGACCGACTTTTTACTTCATGGAACGGCGCGCCTATTCGTCCAGATGTTATTTCTTCATGGTTTCACAAGTTTGTAAACAAGAACGAATTGCCGCCCATTCATATTCATTCCTTACGCCATACTAATGCAACCCTGCTGATTGCAGCAGGTACAAACTTGCAGACAGTTGCAAAGCGACTCGGTCACGCCAATACCACAACCACCAGCAAAATTTATGCGCACGCCATCAAATCGGCCGATGAAGCAGCAGCCGAAACACTACAAGATATATTGCATCCGCTCGGAAAGCGAGCATAAAGAAAGGGCGTTCCCTGTAATGGGAGCGCCCTATTTTAGATTCATAAACACCAAACAAACACCAAGCCACAAATTCCATTTTCATTTTCTCCTTAAATAGTTGCAAAAAGCCGCCTGTTTTATCAAACAAGCGGCTTTTCGTGGTACGCCCGATGCGATTCGAACGCACGGCCTTTGGAGTCGGAGTCCAACGCTCTATCCAGCTGAGCTACGGGCGCGGGTACAAAAAGTATTATACCAGCTTTTCCGCAGTTTGTAAAGCATCCACTTCCGGCTTTTTCTTTTTCGGCTTCTTTTTATAGCGGTCTTCTTCCGAGAAGATGCAGCCGCAGTATTTCTGCATGTACAGGCCCAGTTCACGCGCCCTGTCCTGCCCCTCGCGGAAGCGGGGCGAAAAGTCCCTGTGCAGGTACTGCACGCCGTATTTTTCCGCCGCCCGCTCGGCCGCCTCGCGCATGAGCGCATGGTTCTGGTACGGGCTGACGAACAGCGTGGACGTGAACTGGTCAAACCCATGCTCCGCCGCATAGCGTGCGGTTTCTTCAAACCGCAGAGTATAGCAGAATGTGCAGCGGTTGTCAAAATTGGGGTACACCCCCTCAATAAACCGCCGCAGGCCGTATTCATTTTCGATCTCCAGCTTGAGGTCAATGCTTTTCGCATACTCGACCAGCGTATTCTTGCGCATCTTATATTCCGTAAACGGATGGATATTCGGGTTGTACCAAAATCCCACCGGCTCGATGCCCTCCTGCCGCAGCGTATCGATGCAGGCGATCGAGCAGGGCGCGCAACAGATGTGCAGCAGCGTTTTCAT